AGGGCTCCGGCAGGTCCAGGTGATGTCGTTGTCTGCAACAGTGTTCCCCACCACCGTGGGCCAGGTCGGTTCAGTCGATCCGTGCGAGGTCCCTCCGTCATCCGTGCACTCAAACACGAAGGCACGAGCCGCCACGGTCCCATAGGCGATCCGGCAGACAACGCGTGCTCCGGTAGCGTAGGCCGTGTTGGGTGCCCAGATTGAGGATGCCGCAGAATCGACTCGCCAGGTAGCCATTTCAGAACCCCTTGCTCAATGAAACGAAGTCATAGAATCCGCCCACGTCCCGGTAGATGAAGCCCAAGTAATCGGTCTTGTTCAGAGCGCTCAGAGTCGGAGGCAAGCTCAGATCTGTTCCGGCCCTGGCCTCTCCTCCGAATGCCACTGCCCGCCCCCCCGTGCCATCCTGCAAGAGCACGAGAACGCATCTCTGCCCGTCGTGCGCCCCAGAGAATGCGAAGGTCGTCGTCGCCCGGTCAAGAAGCACTTCTGCGGTAGACCCAAGGCTCCAATCGACTGTTATGGAGTTCGCAGGCGTAAGGACCTGGACTACTTTGGAGAGGTCCGTGAGCCGCAAGGCCACCGGGAAATATTCATCCGAGGTTGTGTTCCTGTATCCCAGGACCAAGCGGTTGAAGGCGAGGAAGTTCGAGGCCGCTCCGGTCGTGACGGAAGCAGCGGTGACGGTCAGGACTGCGTTGTTCGTCTCACTTAGATCCACATAGGCGAACTGATTGTCCGAGAGGCTCACGTTTGCGGCCACAACCGTGTTCTGTATGGCCAGTCCATCATCCCGATTGAAGAGGATCCGCAGCGTCCCGCTCCAAACGAGTAGGTTCGATGCTTTCTTCCAGCTCACAACGCCGTCGCAGTGGACGATCACGTTCTTGAGGTACGTGATTCCTCGGTCCAGGTACTGGATGGCCGGGTTCATCTGAGCAGCCTTGAATTGCGTGACACTGGCCACCCACGATGTGTGAAAATTCTGTCCCATTGTGTACTCCCTCTATGCCCTACGGGACGGGTGGATCGTCTTGAAAGATTTCGGCCTCCGTGGCCTTACATCCACGGCAGCCTGTTCCACCAGGCTGTCCTGTTTTCAGCGGCCGGCCAGCTTCGAGCTCCTCGGCTGTCACCGGCCTTGGCTTGATGTTCGGACTCAACGGAACCTTGCCCGTAGGATGCTTGGCAAGGATCGCCTGCATGTGCGGAGGCATACGGCTCATAACCGGAGCCATCAGACCCATGAGCTGGTTCTGATAGGTCATAGCCTCGTTTGAGGCCTTCTGCGCGTCAGTCCGCTGCTGTTCCAATCCAGCGTTCAAAGTCTTGAGTTCAGCAAGAATATCCGCGATCAATGCCACCACTTCTTCTTGATTGCCCATGATCCTCTCCTCATGCAGGAGGCCAGTTTCCGTCGCCAGCGTCGCTCCATTTACACGATGCCATGACCATACTCGCCATCGCTACCAGTGGACGCTCTAGCTCAGCGATCACCGTGATGCTGTCGGCTGTATATTCCACTTGACCTGGACCGCCTTCACGCTGGTCATGTCCCATGAGAAAGTAGTAGCAGAACTCTCCATCACACACCGCTTGTTGTGGCATCTCCGGGCAGCCCCTGTTCCAGCGTATTAAGGCATATCCCGCTCCCTGCACAACCTGGTCCCTGATCTCCCCGGTACCTCCTTGCAGGGTTCCTGTAAATCCTCCGCTCATAACGAAGCGGAAATTGCAGACCGTGTTGATCCTTCTCTCGTACTGGTCCCACAGATAGGCTTGGATAAACTGATAATCGTCGCAGCCCCAATCCAACGGATAGCCTACTTCGGAACCACTGCACGATTCCTCGAGATATTCATATGACCAGCCTGGCACTCTGCCTATGTAACCTATCGTCATATCGGCCGGGTACGGCGTGGACCAGACCATGTCGATCTGCGGTCCGTCGATGTATTCACGCTCTCCCCAAAGCAGGACAGTTGCCAGCAGAATGTGATCCGCTGGCAATGCAGGGATCGCTGGGCTTGATGTAGCCTGGATGCCCGTGACGATGTGCGGCACGCTGTCCACACCGATGACGACCAGATCGTACCTGAAATATCCTTCATCCGGCCAGCCTTCCACCACCCCCCAACAGAGGCTTCCGTAATCCTCCGCGTCCATGATCTGCGGATCAGTATCCATGGTCATTTCAGAATCCATGGTTTCCCCAGACGGGGAGAAGTAATAGACCACATCATCGATGCGGAACGACCCCGCGCCGATCCGCACGCACTCGCTCGGCGGATAGTTCGCCAGCACCTGCATGCCGGAGAGTATCCCATCTTCTCCTGTATCCGATGTCGGGAAGATCTCACCCGTGGCCGGCGTGGGAATGTACGCTCCGTCCCCGATGACTTCCGGCATACGCCCACGGGCTCCACCAGAGTGCAGGATCTTGACCGAGTTCCCTTCCTTCAACCATTCGGGCCTGGCGCTCCAGTTCCTCGGGTAGAGGGCCGTTATCAATTTGTCGCTTCCTTGAATCCGCACCCTGCAGAGCCGATCCTCTTCGGAGAGGATGTCCCACAGAATCCCGTCCCGCGTTTCCCGCTTGCGCTCGGTCTGCTTCTGGATTCTGCGATTGAGAAACCGCTTGCCGTAGAGCCTCATGCCAATGTCCAGCCTTCGATGGTATCCGTAAAGTCTCCGGTCTCCCCAGGCCTGGCCGGAGGATTGTAGGTCCTCGTGAGATCCGTCACGAAAATGGTCATGGTCTGCCCGCCGTATGGGTGCGGAATTTGCAGAGTGTCCCCGTCTTCGTCCCGGAGGTCGGCAATCTTCGAGAACTGCACCCTGTTCCTCTGCAAGCGGGCCACCATCAGTTCAAAAGCCGCTACCTGCTGGCAATGCCCGACCTCCACGCACAGATCATCCTCGATTTTCTTGGGCACGACACGCCCGAGTTCAGCCTGCGCATCCAGATCGTCTGCCGTCGCCTGGATCTCCCGCTGGATCTTCCCGACCGGGCGAGCGAAGACCTCATACATATAATTGCAGACGGAAGAGAGGACGATGAGGCATGTGCTTATACTCATTGCAACGAGAAGAGTTCCGACAGGCACGGTAAATCCTCCGAACGGAGGGGCGAGATCCCCTAGATGTGCATTGATGAGCAGCCAAGAGCCGAGTCCGAACGGAAAGAGCTGCCATAACAAAATATCTTTCCCCGTGTCCGGCACCGTGATTGTGATCTCCACGTATGTGTTGTTCGGATCTATTTCGCTGATCTCCTCGCTCACCTGCCCCAAGAGATAGAAGCCGATTGACCGGACGGTTGCTTTCTCCACCACTCTAGGATCCAGGCACTGCTTGCCTTTGTCGCTTCGATAATAGACCTTGTGGGTGACGTCCCCACTCCACCATCCAACCGTTCCGTTCACTTCCCCCACGCGCTCCTCCGGGTAGATAACCTCCGTCCAGCCTGCCTCGTACCCCGTGACCGTGACCCGGTTCACGAAGCTCGAAAAGCTCGTATCGGGCGTGAAGGTTTTGATCTTCGTCAGATCCGAATAGGCATGGTCTACGGGGTTATCCTCTGCGATCTTCCGGGCCGTCACATCCCCATTCACGTCAATCCTCGGGTAGTAACCAAAGCGGTCGCATACCTGCTTCACGATCTCCTGGATGTCCGTATCGAGCCACTGATGCTGGATGATGTAGCGGTTGTCGAAGACAGGCCATACCACGTCCGCTGGGTCGAGCTGCAAGGGATACCCGGCATCCGTCAAGAGATCGGTCAGCAGGTCCTCCGGGTACTCCTCATAGCTATCCGTCGCAATGATTTCCATGTCCTCCCAGAGAGACATCTGATCTTCGGCCTGTACCTGCATGACCGGGTACGTTCCGCGCTCGAACGCAAGCTTGATCTGCTGGACCAAGAACAAGCCCTGTAACTGCCAGTAGTCCGCGCCACCGACGCGCTCCCCGAACCGGAGCTGCACCACACGCCCCTTTCGCAGGTAGATGGAGAGTAGGCTTGACAGATTGTTCGGGTCGAAGAGATGCCCATGGGAAACCGCGAAAGAAAGGCTCGATGGAGTTCCATCTATGCTGCGTTTCAGTTGGATCTGCCCGGTCAGGAAATTGGACAGGTTGAGGACCGCACCTTCCTTGTCCCACTTGCCGGAGAGCAGCTCTTCCTCTTGCGAGGTCCAGAACGCATAGAGGGCTCCGTCCGGGTCTTCTGTCACGCTCGCCTCGTAATCGAGGTTCCCCTGGATCAGCCGCTCAGGATCCAGAAACGCCCAGTCTGTCGTGAAATTGCCACGTTGCAGATAGCTGATCTTCAATCGCCCGTACCGGCTGAACATGGCCAGGCCCGTAGGGGCTTCCGGGCCGCGCACGCCCGCAAGGATCATGTCCTCTGCCGGATCGTAAGCGACACAGTAGAAGGCGTCCGGGCTAGATCCGCCTCTCGGGATCAAACCCGGAAGCTCGTTCTTGTCAATCAGCTTTTCCCATACGTTCCCGTTCGGGTTGAAGATGCCCACCCCGTACTCTTCGCTCGCCACGATCATTAGGCCATCATCCGTCCAGGTCATCTGCCGGAGCTGATAATCATTCACGGATGGCCACGGTTCTGTGGGGCGGCTGTAGGTGACGGAGCCCGCCACGGGATCCACGATCATGAGCCCTCGCCGGTCCTCCTGCCCGTAGCTGGCCGTGTACTCGACTACACAGTAGAGTTTCCCGTTGTAGTAGCTCACATTACGGGTGCCAAGCCGGTGAAAGGACGTGGTTTCGTCCACATAGAAGTCGTACAACAGAGTTCCGTCCGTGATGTTGTAAATTCTGAGTCGGCCCTTGAATGTGCTATTGTAGGCATGCCCCATGGCCACCACGATCCATCCTCGTTCGGGGACCACAAGAAAATCCCCGTAGCTCGTCAGCTCGATCAGGTTCTCTTCGAGGACTCCGTTGATATCGAGCACCACCTGGTGGAAGGTGTAAGTGGGGCCGGCATCGTCGAGTTCGATATAGCCGACCTGGATATATCGGTGAGCGGATGAGGAATAATGGAAGCAGAGCCAGAGCCGCCCGTTCACGGCATCCACCATGCCGTGCGAGAGCCCCATGAACTGGTAATCCCCGATGGTGTACCAGGTGAGGCCGCTCACATTCATTGTCTTCCCGTGGGCCTCAATGTCCTTGAAAAAATACTCCCGGATCCAGTCCTCGTCCCCGTTCAGGAGAAATACAGAGGTTCCGTTACCACCACCGGATGAGTTCACTATGCCGGAGCAGTCCCATGGTCCAGCCCCATGGAAGTTTTCTGGCTTCATCATGCTGGACGGCCAGTCCTCCTCGAACAGGGCAGAATAGCCCGGCGTCGTGAGATCGGACCAGCACTGGGTCACTGTCCAATTGTCCACGTTGATTTTGAGGATATTTCCCAGACTCACGTTCGAAGCCGCGCACTTGATGTAGAGGCTACGGCTTGCCGAATCGAAGTGCATTGCCCTCACAGCATCCTCGTATGCCGTATAATGGCCGACACACCACCCGCTTGTCTCCTCGTCCATCCACAGCCTGCTTACGCTCTCGTACCAGGCAAGGTCCAGTTGATTGATTGCTGGCTGCGCCACACTCGGGTGTAGTCCGATGGCCGAATAGTCCGAATAGGTCGTCAGGGCCGTTGCAGCCGCCCAGGTGGAGCCCCCATCATCGGACGTGCTCCAGTAGACATTCGTGAGTTCGCTGTCCCCACTCACGCTCTCCACATAGTCCCAGGCAAGAAATACCTGCCCAGGAGTCGTCACCTGCAGGAGGCATGGGTGATCCCATCTGTGCGGGGTCGCAGTGGAGAGGCCTGCAATGCTCAACGCGGTCTCTGGGGTAGACCAGGTCACGAAGTCCGCGCTCGTCCGCGCTTTCAATCCATAGATCGCCCCTGTCCACCTTCCGTAGACGAGAAGGTATCCTCCTCCGGAAAGGGCGATAACCGACGGGCTGCTGGTCCAGGTTGCGGACGTGGCGATCGTCGCGGCGGCCACAAGAATGGCTCCAACAGGACTCACGGTCATCTGCCGCAGCCTGTACTGCCCCCCATAGGTTTCGGTCCAGACGATCCCAACGTTTCCATCTTCGAGCTCCACCGGACAGGCCTCGATCACGGAAGCTCCGGCGCCTGCATCCAGCACCACGCGCCCGAATTCCGTCCTTTCCGTGTCCGTGTAGGTGTATTGGATGTATCGGGTTCCGAGCCGGTAGACGACCACAAGCCGCCCGCTCGATAAGGTGATAGCTCCCGGGGCCTGCTCGTCCGTCGTTTCACTCGTGAGGAGCTGCCCGTCAAACGGGATGTCCGCCACCATGGAGGTGCTCACGATCTCGGCGAGCGGGTGCCGGCTCTGCGCGTCCTGGGCTGCTTCGAGGATAGGATCAAGCTCAAGAGCCACTGCCGAGGTCCTCCAGGATGATGAGCGTGAGTTTCACCTGTCTCCGGTAGGGGCCGTCTGCATTCACAACCTCGAAAAACTTCCCCTCCAGAGCCATGATCTCCACAAGATAGGCGTTGAGGATCGGCTTCTCGGGATCCCATGTCACAGCCGCGTCCGCGCCCTCCATGGCCACAAGTTCATCCCAGACGGCAACGGGGACGAAATCCCACTCGACGAGGATGGTTTTCCCGATGATGTCCGGTCCCCAACTGAAGACAGCGGCGCTTTCGTAGGTCTTGACGGAAGCACAGTATCGGTCCGCCTTCGGGATCGTGAAGCTCTCCGGTTGCCACTCCGCAGGAAAACGATACGAACCCAATCTCATTTTAGGAATACCTCTTGACCACCCTTAGGACCGTTTCCTCGATCTCGTCCTGCAGAACGGCCGCCATCTTCGCCCCATCTGGAAGGAAGGATGGGATCTCCACAGAGGTGTTGAACGTATGCCCACCCTGCTGGACGTCGGTTGTGAGCCCACCCTCCTGGAAATACGCGGACATGGGGCTTTTGACATCAAGCCCATGAAACCCCAAGAGCAGCTCCCTCGGGATCAACCTCCTGCGCAGTGCCTCCATCGCCTCCACCCCGTAGTACTCAACCGTTTGCCTCGGTTGTATGAATTCCCGCCGGCTGACCCTGATCGGGACATCGTCTGCCTCGTTTGTCCGCCCACGGGTGATCAACCCGCCTTCCTTGGCTCCTGGACCGGAGATCATGGTTGAGGCAATGATCCCGACCTGGGCTGCCCCCATGGCCGCAATAGCGGGCACCATGAGTGTGGCGTAAAGCCCGCCCTGGGCGAGGGCCTTGGTGATGGCTTCCGCCGTGTTGATGATCGCACTCGCTATCGCCATGGCTTTCTGAGCGTAGAAAAACCCCTTCGCTTTTTTCCCGCTCATCTCGTACAACTGCCCGAACATGTTCCCCATTTCCCCGACGACCTGCCCCGTCAACTGTAGCCTCGTTTGCAAGACCTGAATTTCAAAATCCGCACCCCTCTGAGCCCGTTCCTGCGTCTGCAACGATTGGGTCTTCTCCAACAATTCCGTTTTGGAGTAATACTCTTCCCCGATCTTTATTTTCTCCTCGTTCAAATCCCGGATCTTCTGCAATTCTTGAGCGTGCATCCCGTCCATCTCGACCAGTTGCGTCGCAAACGCAGCCCGCATGTTCCCGATGGGTCCGAGCCCCGGGGACGCCCGTTCCTTCAACGCCGCCAGCATCGAATTGATCTCGATGAGCTGAAACGCCTGGTTCTTCAGCGCGTTCGTTTCCTCGATCGTCAACCCCGTGATCTCGCGCTGTAGCTCCGCCTTCCGCTCCATCAGCTTCGTGATAATCTCTTGCTTTTCAGCCTGGCTCCCCGCAACCGCCAACGCTGTTTCCAGATTGTCGATCTCTTTCGTTCCGACATCCTCCGCCGAAACCCTCTTGATCTCGTAGTATTCCTGGATTGTCACCATGCCCTGCTCGTACCTGGCCTGGATCAACTGCAACTCAGTTTCCGTCCTCTGGTAGATCTCAGCCGCCTCCCCATCGCGCACCGCCTGGTTCAACCGCAGGACAGCCTCCGTCTGCTCGCCATCCAACACGATCATCTGCCCTTTCAGGTCGGCTTCCTTCCCAGAGATCTCCGATCGAATAGTTATCTTTTCCGTTTCGGTGGGCGCCCGGCTCAACTCCCGGTTCAAAATCCTGATTTCCGCCTGGGCTCCCTCCGTGATTGCCGCCCGCCTCCTGGCAAAGTAGACGTCGAGATCCATCTGCCCCGTTTCGTATGCCGCTTTGATCGTCGCAAGTTCCGTCTTTACCCCTTCCGCCGAGGCCTTGAGTGCCGACTTGTCCACCGCCTCGATCCTGAACTTCGCCTCTTTCATCTCCTCCAATTTCGTGAACTGCTCTCTAAGTTCCTCGATCCTTGCAGCCAACTCCGGGGTAGTCGCCGCGCCCTTCGTCGTCGTCGCGATCCACAGCTCCAGCGCCGCCCTGCTCGCCGCGACCGGGTTCACCAATTCCGTCTGCTGGATCTTCAACTCCTCGACCTTTTTCACGATCTTTTCTATCGAGTCCTTCGCCTTCTCCATCGCCTCCGGGCTCACAACGTCCTTGTCCGTCAACCGATTCGCGGCCATCATCAACTTGACGTCCCCCGTAGCTTCCGCCACTCCCATCAGGATCGGTGCCAAAGCCCCCCAAGCTCCAGCCGCCGAAAATGCCTGCTTTTCGATTTCCTCCCCCATCCGCTTAAACTCCGCCTCCATCGCCTTTACGCTGGCCGAGAATCCGGGGATCAACCCCCACCCACTTAGCTTGTCCAAAACCATCACCGCCGCAGTCAAAAACCCGAAAAACTGCCAGAACGCAACAGACAATCCCATGAACAAGCTGACGACCAAGATATTCAGCGTTTGCAACGAAACGGTCAGGAGGTACACAAGCGCCCCGTATTCAGTAGAGAACACCCTGAAGTGCCCCACGATAGTCTCAAAAGCAGCCCCGATTTGTTTTGCCGCATTTGTCGCAGAATCCGAAAACTTGATCGTGCCCTCCGTGCCCTCCGTCAACAACCCAACAAGATCCCCCAACGCCTTTGTAGCAGCCACGAACAGCGGCTTTTCCGCCGCCGCCCCCAATACAGAAACGATGTCCTCCATCGACGACTTCAAACCCTTCCATGTGGTGAGCTGCGCCTCCCCTGATCTCGCGAACGTCTTCAACTTTTCGTCCAGGAACTCGTACAATTTACCCAGCTCTTGCGCCTGCTTGACCTCCTCACCCCTGATCTGCAAATTCTTCATGAGGTCCGCACGAACACTTTCCTCGCCCTTGATCAACGCATTGGCCTCGATCCTGAACTGAACCATCGGCAGGTTCATGGATTGCATCGCCTGAGTAATCGAAGTCGCCAGACTCAACGTCTGCTCTAGCGACAACCCAGCCGACCGCGCCGGTCCCAACATCGCCTGGAACCCCTGAACGATCTCCGCCGTCGTCGCGCTCGTCCGCATCGCCGCCGACAGGATCCGCTCGTGCATTTCCGCGCCGATCTCCAACGCCGCCAACCACTTTTCTTCGCCCTCCAACGTCTTTCCAGTCGCGTCCTTTATTTCGCTCGTGGCGTTCACGATCGCAGCAATCCCGATCTGGCTCTGCTCGATCTCAGAATTGTAGGCATGTGCCCAGGCAACGACTTCCTTGATCTCGTTCGCCAGGATCTTTAATCCAAACGTTATCCCTATACCAGCCAAAATCTTTTTAGCCGTCGTCGCGAAAGCGTTGATCTCAGCCGTTGCCTTGTTCAAATCAGTTTTCATCTGACCCGAATCGGCCTGCAACCGAATCAAGAGCCTGGCTATCTCCTCAGTCCCTGCCATCGCTTCCCGCCTTTCGTTTCAACCCCCCGGCCAGTACCGCGGCCAACCGTGCCGCCCCCGCCGGGGACATTGGCTTCTCCGGAGGCTCCGGCTGCCCGCGATTGAACTCTCCCATCAACTTTTTCACGTCGTCTTTCGTCCCGTGGTACCCCACCCTGACCACCAGGAGCAACTCGGCCAACTCCCTTTTCCGGTTGCGCTCCGCCGCCTCGATCATCTTTTCCAACTGCTCGAGCGTGTACCCCCTCTTCAACTGATCGAGCGTTCCGTGCCCCCTGGAGATCAAGATTTCCAGCGCCTGGATCATCCCACCTTGAACTGGTTCTGACCCAGGCCCAGCGAGTTTTTTATCCGTTTCCAGTTCTGGGTTACGATCACCGTCATAATGTTCACCGCATCTCCGGGTTCCAGCTTCCCGGCGTACTCCTCCGTGCATCCCGAAGACAACGAAATGATCCGAGCCATGTACGGCACAGTTATCAGGATCAATTCAACAAAATTATCCATCGCCTCCGAAATCTTGATCCCCTCTTTCTTCAATCCACGGAAGATCCCCAAAAGCGAAGGCGACAGCTCGTTCATCGTGTTCATCGTCCACGGCTTAACCGTCAGTCCACAAACCGTCACGTCTGGAAACAAAACTGCGGAATCGTCAGGGCCGGTAGCCCGGCCCCCCTTTCCAACCTCGTCATCCTGGCTCATGCTCCCCCCTGTATTAGCTGTTCATCCATTGTTCGACCGTTCCATACTCTTGCGTCGGATGGTTCGCGATGTCGCTTTCCGCCGTGCCCTCAAACTCGATCTTCCCCCACTCCTCCGTGATAAAGGAGATTTCCGACGTGGGCTTCAAACTCACCCTCCACAGGTTCACCGTGTACCTCGCCCCAACCGCCGGGTTCCCAACGAACATCAAATGCCCGCGCAGCGTGGTCGAATCCAGCAAATTGATGACCGGCCCAGCCACCGTCCCGAACAGAGCGATCGCGACGTTTTCCCGGTCGTACTCGTCCAGCGTGAACTTGACCTTGACCCCTGCGCTCAACGTGACCGTCAGATCCTTCTTCTTGATCTGCTCCCTGCTCGAATAGTGATCGAGCTGTTCGACCTCCAAGGTCAGCGTGAAATTGGGCGCGTTCCCCAAATCCCTCATCCCGGTGGGCAACCCGTCCACGTCCCACCTGTCGAAACTAAGAATCCCCTTCCCAATCGTGTAGTTGTCCGTGCTTGGCGTCGCCATGATCACTACCTCCTGAACCAGTTGAGATGTCTGCCTCGACCCACCTGGGGGCAAACAAAAAGGGCGTACCGATAGACGGTGGTGTGCCCGTCACCAGCACGCCCTTCTTGTTCCTTGCGCCTCAGTTCAGGTTGCGCAGCCCGTCCCGAGGACCCCTCCCTGCCTATTGCCCTGTTTACCTCCCCGCGTTGTATGGATCTCCCCAAATATGGTGAAACTCGATCTCCCACCACATCACGATACCGCCCATGTGCTCCTCTCCCATGAACTTCGAAGAGCTCCTCTCCGGGCTTGGCCTGATCCTCCGGCACCACAGCCTGACGTTCTCGTCGCTCAACAACTTCTTTTCGATCTCCGCAACCAGCTCGTCCTCAGAATCCAAGAACCCGGCTTCCTCTCCCTCGTTCCACAATTCGATCCGAACCGGCACGGTTACTTGTGCATACCGGTTGACCTGAACCTTCTTTTCTTCCGTGTCGTACACGAAAACGATCGGGAACGTCCCTGTCTCGCGCTGGACCTCCATCGCCGGGTTCCGAAATACCCCGTTGATCCCCTCGATCTCACCTATCGCCTTCTCAATAGCCTTGATCGCCCTCGTCTTTACTGTGTCGGCCATGACGAATAACGTCCTCCACCAACTTTTTCGCACGCCTAGACTTCCCCTGACGTTTGACGTCGTACTCCGTCACCTCCAGGTCTTCGTACTCCGCCGGTTCAAACCCCCACGTCCTCGTCCGCCTGCAATTCCGTCCGATCTTCATTCCTGCTCCCATCATGCTAATTTCACCCCGATGTTCTTGAAGGCCAAAATAAGTCTCGGCCTCGCGATCGCCAAGATCAATTCCGGGTGCACCCGCGAAGGGATCTTCACTTGCTTCACGAGCAGAAACAACGGAACCGCCTGCCCCCGCGTCTTTCCCATCGACCCGCCGCTCCTTCCCGACTTACTCCAGGACATCCTTCGCCCGAACAACATCAGGGCAGAGCCGCCGATGTAATGCACTTTTTTGAAGAACGTATCTCCCCAAACCCCCGACATGGCCGATCCACGCCCGACCCCCGCCGGTGTCATCGCAGCTTTCAGCGGGATCGTCAGCCACTTCTTCGTTTTTGGCCGGATGATCGTTTCCTGGCCAACTGGCCCGACGTGCACTCTCCCGTAAACCGTCCCGATCCCCACGCCTCCCTTTACCACTTCCCCCATTATCACGCTCGGCAACGCCCGCACGCTCGCTCGTAACCGTCCGCTCCTCACCCTCAGTTTCGTGCCCGTCGTCCCCCCCGTCATCTGGTCCGTGCGGATCCTTCCAGCCATGTCCGCCGCCTCAGTCAGAAATATCTTCCTGATCTGCTGCAACATCATCGGCGTGATCTTCTTGATCCTCGCCGCCGCCCCGTCCACTCCGTCGATCGTCGCTTCAATCATTTCGCTCTAAAATCCTCTCCCAAACCGGCCGGCCCGCGCATTTCGATAGCGCGTTCAATCTCCGCCTTCGCCATCGGCAGCGCCTTCTTGGACAGGTGGATCGCGTCCAGATAAAACTCCTCCCTCACCGACCCGTCCTCCCTGACTAATTCCCCATACACGCTCGCGGTTGTCGTCTTCGCGGCCAGCTGCGCGTTAAAAGCCTCGATAATCGCCCGTCGTTCCCGCAACGTCCCCTCCGCAGGCCACTTCTTCGACAATACCGGAAAGTTCGTTGCAGGGATTACCGACCATGCAACCGGAAAATGGCCCCTGTTGCGGACCTCTTCCAACACATCCGCGTACATCGAAGCGCAATCCTCCGCAACCAATCGCATGTTCCTTTTCTGTTTGATCGCCTGCCTATAAAGATGCGCCCTGCAATCTATCTCCCCGAACACCGTGAGGATCGTTGACCCTGGCGGAACGTTCCCGATCGACCGCCAAAACAAATCCCTGCCCGCACCCGCGTGTGTCAAACTCCAAGCCAACACCGGCCCGATGTACTGGATATGGAAGCCACAAAACCCATTTTCCCGGTCCCTTGTCGGCTCTGCTACGTCGCTCCCCGTGAAGATGAAAGTATGAGAATCCCCGATCACCTCGATCATTAGATAATCAATCGCCTCCTCCGGTTGAGTTCAACCTCCACGTCAGCCAACCACTCCCCCAGGTCGAACTTGTTGACCGATCCGTCCGGGAACGTGACGCTCTGCAACCCCGGATCCTTCCGCCTTCTGAACTCCCAACCGACTTGCTTCACCAACTTCATCCGCAAGCTCGAAGGCAGCGCGTCCTCGCTCCAGCCGCCGTCGTATGTTACCCGTATGATCCGGTTTCCCTTTTGCCACGCCCCGCACCTTTTCTTGATCTTGCCCGTTTCAGAATACAGGTCGTAGGTATCTGTCGCCTGCTCGTCCCCGTCCACATACAGAGTAAGGTTCCTGACGTTCACGTGACGCAAGAACAACATCTCGACCCCGCCGTCGAAGTGATCCTCGACTCCAGCCGCATCCGAATAGCGGACCCCCATGTACTCGTCCGCGCTGTCCAAAACGCCCGAAATCACCGCCGCCACCAGCAGGTCGTGGGATGTGTCCATCAGCCCGACGTACGCCTTCACGTCTGCCAACATCGCCATAACTCACCCCTCCATCTCAACCGTGTACTCCGCCGCGAGTTCCGCTTGTCGCTCAGACATCCTTCGCACCGACGGCGTGTAATCAACGAGTTCCTCGAACCGACACCCCAAACAATACCACCGCACCCAGCGACACCGGCAGCTTTCGTGCATACATAGAAGTACGTCAAAGCGTTTCAAACACGACCCACACTTCGGGCACTCCATCGTATCAGGCAGCTCGTGCACTTGTCCGCTCCCACCCCCTCATCATCCCGCGCACCGCGGCCATCACAGCCATCGGGGTCAACTGCTCCATACACGTGAATGTATCGCACGTGAAGAACCTGGCCGTGTACTGGCACGGGGCGCACCCTATCTTCGACCGCATCATCCTGGCCGCCGGATTCCTCGGAGCGTTCTTGGTCATCAACGTCGGCCCGAACAGCACCAACATCCGCACCCCCAAAGCGTCCCCCATGTGCATCACCGCAGTATCCGTCGTCACCAACAGGTCTAACTGCTGGACCACCCTTGCCGACTTCGTGATCGACAACTTCCCCGTGAAATCGACGTCCAGCCCAACATCTTTCAGTTCTCCGCTCGACCCGATCCCAATGACCGTCCCCTTGAAATACAGCGACAACTGGCGAGCGATCACCTTGAAATATGGCCAATGTTTCTTCCTCCACATCGCTGTTCCGAACGCTCCGTTGCATAACCCGATCAACGGTTTCCTCTCCGCCCTCAAATCCGGTCCATCCATCGAAACCGGCATATACTTCGGCGGCATCGGCCCCTTGTACCCCGTCACCGCCCTCGCCAGCCTCATGTTGACGTCCGCCTCATGCGCCCCCGTCTTCGGCCAATTTTCCGATGGCCACAGCGCCGTCCTCATTTTCTTCAGGATCAACCTGCCCGTCTTTGACGTTTCGCATTGGGCCGGGACCAGCGCCAGCCGATACGATCCCAGGGGGTGACCGGGGTGCCGGATCACCTTTTCGACGAACTCGCATCTCGTCAAAATCTCTTCCACGCTCTTGATCCTGGAGTCGTGTTTCCAACCCGCGTCCATGCAAACGTCGATCTTTCCCCCCGGGTCCGACTTCGCCATCACTTGCATCGCCGGAGTCGCCTGGATCAAATTCCCCAGCCCGCTCTTGAAATACACAACAACCTCGCTCATCCCTCGACCCGTTCGAAAGCCGCGTACCCGAAATGTCCACCCTCCAGCCCTCTGTGCAGGATCATCCTGTACCGAGGATCCTTCTCCAATTCACGGAACACGTACAAACACTTGAGCGTGTGCACGTCGTCCAGCACCAAATACTTCGACCCATACACAGCTCTCGTGTCGCTCCGCCCCGAATACGTGCCGCCGTCCACGAACGCCAGGTCGAACACCTCGATCTTGTTCCTGTCCTTGATCAATTCAATACCGCGAGACGGTAGTGACTGAGTTTGAAAATACTTCGTGTATCGGTCCCGCTCCCTCATGTGCCATACTGGGTTCTGCCTCTGGGCCGGGCTTTCAAACATGTCGTGAGGAAAATCCTCCCGAAAAAAGCAGTCGATCTCCTGATCCGAATAAAACGTCTTCGGGTCCGAACTGCAAACCCTGTAGCATTTCATGTACTTCGCCCGCGTCTTCGACAAAACATCGTACATCTGTTTGACCGGCTCGATGCAAAACAACTTGACGTCAGGGAAGTTCGGGTTCTTTTCCAACCCTTCCCTGAGCCCCATCGTCGATCCGCGCCCATCCGTAGATCCGATCTCGATGACCGTCCTAACCTCCGGCCTCGACGCCAAATCAACGAGCGTTTCGAACAGCAGTTTCGTCGAAGGATTGTTCCTCGTATGATCCGGTGCCCTGGTGTGCTCCGCGATCGGCCTAGCCACCACTTTCCTCACCGGCACATTCATCCCACAACCTCCTCGACCTGCTTCCAAAACGCGAACGGGGCCTCGTCCAGCGCTCGCGCCAACCCCACCCGGTTCGTCCAATCAAATCCCCAGCTCGTGTGTCCCGCGTTTGCGTTCGACCACAACTTGCACCCGCACAACGCCGCCTCGAACAAAATCCGCTCGCCACCGCACAACCCCTTCGGGAAATGAAGCAAACAGTCGAACTCCGAATACAACCTCGGCATACTCTTGATCGGCACAACCGGCCTCACCTCCCGGCATCCAGGAAATTTCATGCCGATCGAACAGTAGGTGTATTCCGGGTGTTCGCAGATGAACTTCTCCGTCTGAGTTCCTTGTTTCTGCGGCGCGACGATCAACACCGACCTCGGCCTACGAACCACCCCCTCGACCGGCGTGAACCCCTTCGTGTCAATGCACAGGGGCAACGCAACGCATCTCTCGATCAGAAACGCCGCCGAATAATCCTGCAAGTGCTTCGGGCTGATGAATACGTTCAGCCTCGCCTTGAGGAAGAACGGCAGGATAAACCCGCGCCTCTTTAAGTCCCTGTAATCGTGCGAGTACATCACCAACGGAACGTTCCCTTCCACGCACGCAGACCGGACCATAGCTACCTGCGTGCCGCCGAACTGGTGGAAATTGTTGACAATGACGACATCCGCATCCCTCAACAGTTTTTCCTGAAAATGCCTAGGACTCATCCCCACAATATCGAACCCCAACCCTGTCCCGACGTGTACGACAGCCTTGTTTGACTGCTCCGCTCCGCCGTCCTGCTTCACGTAATCCTGAACCCACAGCACGCGCATCGTCATGCCGGTCTCGTCTTCATCCCGTAAACGTCCTTATAAGACAACCCTAGTGGGTTCTCAGCCTTCGGCTTGAACGTCATGCGCGCCATATACGTGTCATCATAAACGTCGTCCAAAATGCTCCTCGGGATCACGCACAGCTCTTTTTCGCCATCCCCACCGACGATCTCCCAATATCCCTTGTGTTGTCCCTTCACCGCCTTGCTTATCTCGATGTGCCTGAACTCCCCGTACGATTTCCGCAAAGCTGGCAACAGATTCCTCACTTTCACGATCACAACGATGTCCCCCATCAACGCACCAACCAAGAGGCGGATCCAGGGGGGAGTCCGGGGTAGACCTCGCGGACCCACGATCCTCCCCCCGTTCACCGAGTGAAAATGTTTAGCTCAAAGTCCCGTCGAGCACAGAGAATGCGATCGGCACCCCAGGAACCCCGTCCTGACGGACCACGAACCTCAGCGTAGTCTCGTCATAGTCAAACCGGAAATCCCTCGACTGATCGACCGTCATATCCTGCCTCACAGCCCAGATGTAGAACCCGAAGTCGCCGAGCACGATGTCTCCCCTGATCCCCATAGCCGGAACGTTCCGGGTACGCACGATCGGGTATCCCATCAACTGCGGAACCATGATCGGCCCAAGTGCCGTACTGAACCCCTCGACGTAGATCGGCTGGTTCGTGGCACCTCCAGCCTGCATCTCCACCCTGAACTGATTCACCGTGGCCCTCCGGGTCACGAACGTCAGGTTCTGGAAATTCTCGTCCAGCGAACTGTCCAAATTGATCAGATCGGGGAACGTCACCGTCCCAGGCACGTTCCTTGGGACCACGTTGATCGCAAGGTCAGGAATGATCCCTGCCATCTCATCGTTCGCCGCGACGCCCTGGAGAACCTCGTGCTCCGCTTGCCACTGGAACGCACGCATGAACAGGCCCGAAACGTAATTCACGATGTTAATAGAACTGTCCATCACCAATTCGTCCGTGATCGGGCACAATCCGATCAACTTTTTCGCCGTCAGAGCAATCTGGTCGAACACCGGCTTCGTCGGCGTCTTCTTCCCGCCCTCTCCGGGGTGGTAGAGCACGATCCCGCCGAAATACGAACCAGACTCTTGCACCAACATCGGGATGCGGAGCATCTGGCCGCCCATCGGAAGCCTCCACAGCTTCGGGAGGATCTGAGACTGTGCCGTCGCGAACTCAACCATCGTTGCTAGGAACTCGATCGGCACCAGTGCCCCAGCATCCGTCGTGGTCAACGCTTTCTGGCCGAGTACCTTCCGGTGCTGCTCTTTGACCATCTCGTTGTACTCGCCCAACGAAACCCCCCTGGCCTCCGCCTTGCGGAAGTCTCCCCCGCACGACAGGATGGTTGCGAACGACTCCATCTCTTTCGACAACGACAGGAACGGACCTCCGCAGCTCCTCAAAGTGGTTGCAACCTGGGCTCCGCTCATCTGGCCCCTGCCCTGTCCAAAATCCTTCTGGAACACCCCCGTGTTGATGATCGACCCGCCAGCCGCCTGAGTGATCCCCTTGTCGCCGTCGGGCAACAGCTCCTTCTTGACTGTCTCGCTCATGTACTTCTTGAACTCTTCCCGAACGCCCAAATCAGCGCCCTTCATCACTTCCTGGATGACCCCCTTCAGGTCGTTCATGTCGATAACCATTTCCCCGCCTTTTTCGGCCGCTTTCTTGATCTCTTCAGTCGTCATTTTGGTTTCTCCTTGCTTGGGGCAAACAAAAAGGGCGCAGATGAAGTGGGTGAGCACCCCACCGTGCGCCCTTTGAGTTTCTTGCGTCC